AGGTTGCGCCACTTTGGAAAGTTTTCATTAAATCGTTCTTGTGGATATTCTGCCAAAGCTTGCGGCGCTTGCTGTTGAGCCATTGATTCTGTTGAATTAACAATCTCAATTGCATCTTTAAGCTGCGATGCCTTGGAGATATCAATAGGGAATTTTGACAACACTTGCTTGATTGCTTTCGCCGCAAACATTTGTTCGGCCCAGTTATTATGAGGGCTGTGGCTTGAATTGATGCTAGGCGATTTACCTACAATCTTATGGATCATATCGGCAGGAACGAAAGCGTGTGTTTTATTCTTTGTTTCATTATCCATAATCGAAACAATGACACCTGCTAAGTGCTCTTTTGCCCATTTGTCATTTGATCCCTTGCGCTGAGAAAAGCTAGGGTTAAACACCATTTCGCTATCGAAACCAAATCCTTGTTGGCTGAACTCGTCGCAATCATAGACCACATCGGATAATACCGAGTAACCGGCACGCTTTGCTAATACCTGCCACCCTTTATATCCACAATCAAAGGTCGCTACGCCGCCGTATTTAACAACGTAACCTTGACCGGCCTCAAGCGGCAGATCTAGCGTGAGAGCCTGTATTCCACACCGTATGATCGACTCAGGCGTGCAGCTATCAAGCATCTTGCTTAGGCTTATTTTTAGTATGCGAGTTTTGAACGCTTCCATCTGTTGTGGATTATTGCCAAGCAAGCCCATAACTTGGTTTTGTATGGCTTCAATTTCCAGCGCATCCATTACTTGCGACTCTCTTACTGTTAATGCTGTGCTCATTTGCTCTCTCCCGCTATTGCGCTGTCATTTATTTGATAGTTATAGTCCATAGTGCCTACAGCAAGTAAGCAGCCTATGATGATTAATATTGCTATCGGTGTTGGTATTCTGTTGATGATATTCATTTTTTGACCTTCTTCGCTTGCGCTATTCTGTCGTTTATTAATTTCGATGCTTTGCCGTTTGGAAACTTACCTTTCTTGAAGTCGTCAAGCCCCATTACGGCGTGAGAGTGTGCGGAGTGCTCGCTTGCCCCTCCCTTTAAAGCACCTCTGTATATTGAATTAAATACAAAATCTGAAATATTCATAATAAACTCGCTAGATAAGGTGTGAGTGATGTTGCGATTAGTGCGGCGAAAATCCATACGGCAGACGCCATATACTGCCTCATGACTTGCCTCGTGCACGCTTTAATATTTCCATTACTTCCTCGTGTTCGCCCAGCTCAAGGTGGCAGTCTGTGCCGTCAATATTTAGCGCTAGACCGGCCTTTTCAACATTAGCAAGACCTAACAGGTAATGCTCGCCGGTTCTGACCTTTATAAAAAACGCGAAACCTTCTTTCTTTTCGTCGGATTCAACATACTCAAAAAAACCATGCTCAAATTCATACTTAGGTGTTTTTATAGTGTATAGATCACCCATGACCATATCATCTATGCATAAAGGCTTAGTGTGCTCATAAGCTACACTACTAAAGCCCATACCCACAACATCATCATTGCCGCCAATGTCATGCAATACGGTTGCTGGGGTTAATGTAACCGTGTACACAGCATCAACAAAAACATCAACATCGGTTTGATTTTCGTTTGAATCGCTTACATGAATAACGTAAGTGGTGTGACTGCCATTAGAAAAGCTTACATACATTCCCGTCTGTTCTTTTATATGCTCAATGATTTGCTCTCTAGTGCCAACCAACGTTTCGTCGAAGCCTTCTGTTACATATATAGTCATTTTCATTTCCTCGTTTATATTTTTAATTCGCTAATTATTATCTATGACTGGTGATAATGCAAGCGGAATTCGATATCAATTTAATATTACTATTGATACTAAAAAGATATTGACACGGAGTTGTGCGTCGTATTAATATGGTCACCACAAACAAGCAAAGGAACAAACATGAAAACACTAGCGCCATTCAAAGTGGCTGACCATATAGATAAATTTATTGAAGATCAAAAGAAGTCAGGGGCTTTTATGTCTAAGAATGACGTGGTAAGGGATGCGCTTCAGAAAGAATGTGATCGACACGAAAGGCTTAAAAAGCGGGCTAAGTGATATAACCGTCTGCTAGAAAATGGTTGTTATGCGCATTACGGAGTGAAAAATGGATATAAGTAAAAGAATAAGAAAGAAAATTGAAGAATTTTATGGCCTGCATGAGGCTTACCCTAGAAATATATACCTAGGAAGGGATGAGATGAAACAGCTTCAGCGGTGGGCATTTTTAAACGGGTATTCTAGCTCGCCTGAATCTGGCACTGAGGGAGAAGATAGGCCTGAATTTAGTGGAAAGGCTTGTTTTGAGGTTAATGATGAGATCCACCTAGAAGTAGCATAACACTACAAAACAAGGGATCGATTCCTCGTTATCACGATTATTTACTGATAACAGGGATCCCCGCATATTGAAACCATGCTAAAATAAATAATCAGCACTAACTTATAAGATTCCTCCTAGCTATTAAAGCTACTTAGCCCTTTAGCCCCTTAATTAGGGCAGGGCTTTTTTTATTTTCCTGTGGTAAAATATCGGTAATTGAAAAAGGTGTTTTATGGCGCAACCAATACAAGTAACAATATCAGAGGCGGCAAACGGGGCAACTTTCGTTCCTGATAATTGGTTTACTGAGGATCAGCAGTCAGGTGATATTATATGGGTTGCCGTTCTTAATGATGCTGGTAACAACCCAATAACTATTCCTTTGTGGACTGAGATTGAAGGGACTGCGCCCAACAATAGTTCACGATGTAGTTGTTGGTATATTGAGCACACGGGCACAGATATAACCGCGCCCACAATATCAGGCACAAGTAACGACTGGATAGTGTTTGCTATATTGCAGCGAGATACCGACGTTACTGATGTTATTAATGCCTCTGCGCGTTCCGATTTTCCTACCGATGTATTTGAATATCCCGCACCATCAATAACAACAGGCGAAGACGATTGCCTTGTTTACCGAATTTACGGCCTCGATACTGGCGGCGTAACTTCTCCGTCTTACTGTTATGGTATAGAAAATCTTGCCCGTTTTGACCGGTCAAATAATATTGGTATGTATCTAGATGTTGAAACGGTCGGCCCTTCAGGCTTGGTTCCTGTAGCAACATATAATTCTGGGATATCTGGCGCTGGCTTTGATCGTGACGCTACAACGTACACCATAGCTTTTAATAATAAAGCTGGCGGCAATATTATGCCAAGCGTTAACTCGCAGCCGCTTACGATAGCCAATTACAGTGAGGCGCCAACTGTTTTTGATCTAAGCACAATAAGGTCTACTTTGCTTGGGGTTAGCACTGCCCCCTTGTCGATAAATTCAACGATAAGAAACACAGATTATAGTGCGGATCTTGCGTGGTACGGCGGTTACACTAGGTACACCGTGACACCCTCGGCCAGCCTTGCTGTTCAAGGGCTGGCTAAAAATATAACGTCAACAGATATGTCGGCCAATCCGTACTCTGTTGCGTTTGCATCACAGCAAACTTCGTTATTTTCTGATGATGGACCGCTATTCTATTTTGAAGATGGCGCGGGTTCTTGGGTTTTGTGGCAGCCGTTAACTAAAGATGAGTTTGGTAATGGTCGATTCAGGACATTAATTGCAAGAATGCCAGATCAAGCGTTTGTTGATTCTTCGGGAGTAATGGATTGGTCTGATATTGTTGTTACAGGGTTCGCTCAAGAGGTGGTATCTACCAGTGTAGGCCAGCGTCGATTAGATGTTTCTTGCGAATGCGTGGTGTTGCCCGCTAAGGCAATTGGCGGGTCTGCTGACAATCCCGTGACCTCAGGAATGATAGCGGAGTCATTTAATACTGGCTTGGGTTTCTATAGGTCAAGTTCAAATGGTGAAGGTCAAGACGTTATCGCGGCCTCTGTAGAGATAGGCGACTTCCAAACAAAAACGCATTTTATCGGAAGGGCTGATTCATTGGGTTATCCTGTTGGCGGCTCTGATGTGCTGACTGGTTATAATTGCGGTGACTACGTGTTTGATTTTACGGTCAAAGCAAGCGATGCCTGCGTGATTGATTTTAGATCGTTTATTGCTAGAGCTGGCAATCTACAAACAATTACAATCGATCCATTATCAAGCGTTCTGGCTGATTATTTAACCGATGGATGGATCGCGGACGGCTACTCTGTGAACTGGATTTCTGGCGTGCCATGCCCTAATGCAAACTTTAGCCGATGTGGGGTTTTAGATATTAAAGGCGCTGAATTTATTGGTGGTACTGTAACGGGTAGCGTGAGCGCCACCCATGCCATGACGGCTACTGATGGCGCGGTGATAGGCTATAGTTTTGATAAGGGCGCAGAGACTTATGCAATTGAGCTGCCAAGCGTTGATGGATCTTATGATTTAAGTCGGTCCAGTTTTAGCGGATATACGATAGAACTGAATATAACGGCTGCTACTGGAACAACGACGATTAATTTAAGTAGCGGGCAAGCTGAACCAACTTACACTACAGTTGGCGCTACGGTGGTCTTTTTAACTCCTGTAATCGAAGGTTTAGCATCAATTACAAATATGGTTGTTGGCTCTAGGCTTGAAATAATAAACGAAACAAAAGGGACTAAGCCGTACAATGATATTGTAGCATCCAGTTCTTTCAGTGATACTTATGTAGATGGAACTACCTATTCAAATGGCGACATTATTACAGTAAGAATAAATTATTATTCAACAATTACTGCTAAGAAGGAGTTTTCACAGTCAGTCATAGCAACATCAAGCGGCTGGAGCGTTTTAGCAGACCAAATAGATGATCTGGTTTACAATAGCATAGGGTTGGATGGCGGCATTATTACAAAGTTTCAGGCTGATTATATCAATGATGAGGTTGATTTAGTTGTCGGTGCGGATTTTAGTGGCGCAGAGTTTTATTCTTGGTGGGTTGCTAACGGCTCTACATCGCAGGGAGTAGATGAGTTTTTTGGTGGCATCACAGCAGTTGATGAAGCTAACTTAAGAATAAATAACAGCATCGTCGATATGTATTTTGATAATACGACAACGACAAACTTAAAACAGGCAGATAATCGTAGAATATACCGAGAAGATGGCGCTTATCCAGTCAAAAACCCAACTACAGGCGGCGGCGGCATTGATGTTGTATGGCGTAACCAAGTATTTGTCGCGGGCGGAAATGAAATAGCCGACAATCTTCTAGATAGAAATTTAGCTGGAGGGTCTAGTGGAGGCAGGACAGTAAGAGATGCGTTAAGGGGTAGCAGGAATAAAGTCGAGATAAACACAAAAACCAATAAAATGATTGTGTATAAAGAAAATGATGCGGATATCGCATGGGAAGCTGATTTACAGGTTGGCTCAAGGGGTGCTATAAACACAGTTGACCCGTCATGATAGCAAGTTTTTACGGGCGCTTGTTTTTTAGCGACGGTGCTAGATGGGTAGAGCAAGCATTATCACTGGATTCATGGTCTGCAAATGCAGAAAACGATAGTGATTGGGCAGAGTCAGAAATAATGCCCGCCGCATGGGCAAGACAGCCTGTTAGTGGAGCTTCATGGAGCGAGCAAACAAAAGATGTAGACGTATGGCTGGGTCAGGCGCAAGTATCGACATTGTGGGATAGTAAAGCAAAAGATCCAGCTTCTTGGACAGCACAATCAAAAGAAGCGACTATATGGTCAGAACAAGCGTTGAAGCCAGATGTATGGATTGACAAGGCAAAAGAAGACAGCAGTTGGTCGAAAGCTGAAAAAGAAACGCCCGATTGGGATAAGCAATAACCTATAGGACTGCTTAATATGAATAATAAAACGGGGCGACCCACAAAGTATAACGATGATATTGTTGCAGCTGCATGGGATTATATATCTACCTATAAACAGCATGGTGACTGCATACCCTCTCATGCAGGGATGGCTTGCGTATTAAAGCTAAACAAATCAACGCTTTATGATTGGGCAGATGACCCAGAAAAAGAGTTTTCCAACATATTAGCCGCATGCAATCAATCGCAAGAGCGTGTTTTGCTTAACGGCGGATTATCTAACGAGTTCAACTCGGCAATTACAAAGCTTGCACTAGGCAAGCAGGGTTATTCGGAAAAGCAAGAAATAGACAATACGCACGTATTAATGTCTCATGAAGAGTGGCTGGATTCTTTGGATGGATAAGCGGTTAAGACTAAAGAATGATTTTGAGTTCTACGCCAGAAACTGTCTTAAGATAAGAACTAAGAATGACGGTTTGCAGCCTTTAATTCTTAATGACGCTCAGTCTTATATAGATAAACGAATACAGGAGCAGCTAGAATCAACAGGCAAGGTTAGGGCGATCATTCTCAAAGGTAGGCAGCAAGGCGCGTCAACATATACAGAGGGTCGATATGTTTGGAAAACAACACACAACAAGGGAGTAAGGGCTTTTATTCTTACGCATGATGGCGAGTCTACTAATGCGCTGTTTGAGATGACAGAGAGATATTATGACAACTTGCCACCGTTTGTTAAGCCTAGCCTTGGTGCCTGCAATTCCAAAGAGCTTCACTTTGATAGGTTAGATTCAGGATACAAGATAGGCACAGCAGGAAATAAGGCTGTAGGCCGTGGACAGACAATACAGTATTTTCACGGATCAGAAGTGGCTTTCTGGATGAATGCCAGTGAGCACACTAAAGGGATTATGCAGGCTATACCTGACGCTGAAGGAACTGAAGTTATATGGGAGTCTACAGCTAATGGGGTTGGCAATTTCTTTCACGAGCAATGGAAGCTGGCGGAGAAAGGTTTAAGTGAGTTCGAGGCTATATTTGTACCGTGGTTTTGGCAGAAAGAATACAAAAAAGAAGTGCCGGACGATTTCAGTTTAACCTATGAAGAGGAAAAATTAAAAGAAGCCTATAATCTAAGCGATGAGCAAATGCTATGGCGCAGGGTTAAAGTATCAGAGCTAACAACGGATGGCGTTGACGGAGCTAAGGCCTTCAAGCAAGAATACCCAATGAATGCAGCAGAGGCTTTCCAAGTTTCTGGCAGCGACGGAATGATATCAGCTGACCATTGCATGAAAGCGAGAAAAACCAAGGTTAAAGGTAGCGGGCCATTAATTGTTGGCGTTGATCCCTCTAGAGGTGGAGATAGGTTTGCAATCATGCGTAGGCAAGGCCGCAAAATGTACGGCATGGAGTCTTATATTGGTGATGAGTGTGACTCACTAGGAAAAAATCTTGCTATATGCAAAAGGATACTTGATACCGTAGACAGTGATGCTGGAAAAGTGCCTGACATGATGTTTGTAGATTATGGTGCGGGAGCTGATTTGGTAGATAGGCTTCATGAGATAGGTTACAAAAAAAGAGTTAAGGCTGTAAATTTTGGCTCTACTCCACTAGACCCAGTAAAATATAAAAACAAAAGGAATGAGTTGTGGGGAGAGATGGCAGACTGGCTGGTTGATGAAAGCTTGCCTGCCTCTATTCCAGATAGTGACGAATTGCAAGCTGATTTTTGTGCTTCACCATATACTAGAGATTCAAATGATAGGCGTGTATTATGGTCAAAGGATAAAATCAAGCAAAAGTATGGTTTTTCTCCTGATTTCGGTGATGCTGGTGGCTTAACCTTTTCCGAGCCGGTTAGGACTGACGCCAAAAAGAAAAAGATTGTTTACCCAAAAACGAGTATTGCATAATGAGTAAAATGACAGATAGCGAGCTACTAGCTATTATCGAACCAGCTGAACAGGATGCCATGATTTTTAATGGCGACTTTATGTCTGAGAATAACAGGTACTTAAAAGAGTATTTGGGCAAGCCTTATGGGGACGAGGTAGATGGTCAGTCGTCTGTTGTGAGCACCGATGTTTCTGATGTTGTCGAGTCTGATATGCCCTCGTTAGCGCGAATATTTATGGGTTCTGGCGATATACTTTCCTTTCAGTCTAGTAGTGATAATGAGATTGAAGTCCTTGAGGCTGAAGAAAAAACAAAATATGTAAACTGGATTGTTAGAAATCAGCCGGAGTCATTTCAAATACTACACAACTGGCTAAAAGATGCAGAGATCCAAAAAAATGGAGTAGTTAAGTATTTCGTTGATGAGTCAAAAGAGGTTGAGACGGTTAGCTTTAGTGGTGTTGATGTTGACGAGCTATCTAGCATAGCAGACAGCTTAAAAGGCTCTAAAGTAGACAAGGTGGAAGTTGTAGAGCAGTTAGAAGATGATGAGTCTGGCACTTTTGATATTAGCTTTAGAGTGACAAAAGAGCAGAAAAAAATATGTATTATTAATGTTCCTCCAGAATCATTTTTAATAACTAAGAACTCTACTTCATTAAACGATGCGCCTCTTGTCGGTGACAGAATAAGAAAAACTAGAAGCGAGCTTTTATCGGAAGGGTTTAAAAGGGAGCTAATTGACCAGCTACCGTCTGTAGGCGAGAAAGATTCGCAGGGCGAAGAGATAAAAAACACTAGGGATTATGACCAAGGCGGATCGACAAGACCAGTAATTAATGACTGGGCTGGCGAAGAGGTTGACATCCATGATCTGTACATGAAGGTAGATTATGACGGCGATGGCATTGCAGAACGCCGCCATATAATGAAGTCAGGCAACAAAATATTGATTAATGAGCCGTTTAATCATGTCCCTTATGCTTCACTGTCTGCTGTATTAATGCCCCATAAAGTGATTGGCAGGTCTCGCGCTGAAATAGTTAGCTCTACACAGCGACAAAAGACTGTATTGCTGCGCGGCGCTTTAAATAATATGTATATGGTGAACAACCCTCGCAGCGTTGTTCATTCTGATGTTGATCTTGATGACATGCTCACTGTTAGAACCAACGGCATTGTAAGGCTGGAAGAGGATAGCCAAGTATTGCCGCAAAACGCAGTATTCCCTTTGAAAGTCCCTTATATTGGCGACAGAGCACTGCAAATGCTTCAGTACGTTGATCAAGCTAGGGCGCAAACTACGGGAGCCATGCTTGCTAATCAGGGGCTAGATAGCGATGCTATAGGCAGAGAGACAGCCACAAGGTTTGATGGGGTAGAAAAGGCTGGCGAGGCTAAGATTGAGTTAATTGCTAGAAACTACGCTGAGACAGGTTTTAGAAAGCTATATGAGGGTATCGCTTGGCTTGCGTCAAGATATCAAGATACGGCAACAGAATTTAGGGTTCTTGGTAAGCAGCTAACCGTCAACCCTTCTTCGTGGAAGTATTCCCATAACACCGTGTCTTATGTCGGCCTTGGTGCTGGGAATAACGAAAAGATGGTCTCCTCTCTACAAGGAATTTATGCTATTCAGCAGCAGCTACAAGCGCAAGGTTCTGAGCTTGTAGACAGTAAAGATATTTACAATACATTAAAGCGAATCGTTGATGGGCTTGGAATGCCTAGAGTTGACGAGTTCTTTAATGACCCTGAAAAGCCTGAAGAGTTACTTAAAGCGCAAAACGAGATATTATCACAGTCTGTGGAGCAGTTGCAGGAAATGGTTCAGCAGCTTCAGAACCCGTTAGCCGATGCCGAGATGGTTAAGCGTGAGGGTGAGTTAGCAATCGCGCAGGGCAAACTTGATGTAGAAGCTGCGAAGCTAGAAGAGCAGCGCAGACAGTTCGATATTTCCGCATCTCAGAAAGAAACTGAGAGCGAAAGAAAAACAGCTACGGATCTGACTAAATTGGAGCTAGAGAATAACAAAAACGTGCCGGGGGCTTTAGTGTGAGTAAAGGCAGTGGGAGAAGGCCTTCGGACGTAAGTGATGAGCAGTTGTCATCTAACTGGGATGCTATTTTTAATAAGTTGAATAACCAAGAGGACTCAACAAATGAGCGACAAAGAAACGCTAAAGAAAGCGATGATGGACAAGGCAAGGTCCGAGAGAGCGAAAGAGTTCCTAAGCAACCCTCTTTATATAGAGGCAACCAGCGCAATCAAAGCAGCGCTATATGCTGAGTTTGAAGGCAGCAAGCTAGGAGACGATAGTGTTCGCCATGAGTTATGGCAAAGGATGCAATTAATGAAAATGTTCCAAGGCAAGTTTGAGGATATTGTAAAGAAAGGCGAAAAAGCTGATCAAACTATATCTCTAATAAACAAAATGAACCCTTTTTACTAGGATAATCATAGGTGATATAATGCAAGAAGCTCAAACAAGTGAATCAGAGTTAATACAAAGAATTTCAAAAGCTAGAGGAAATGCGGAGCCTGAAATAGCGCCAACCGAGTCCCTTGAGGCTGTTGATGTCTCAGATATTGAGACGCAGGGCGAGATAGCTGGCGAAGCAGAAGCAGAAAATGTTGAAGCTGGCCAAGCTTTTGAGTCTGAAGAGTTGGACGTTGCCGAAAATGAAGAGGCTAACACTGACGATGATGGAGGGGATCTTTACGTCGAATATAAAGGGCGTGAAATAAACCTTAAAGACATCGAAGAGTGGGAGAAGGGAAATTTAAGGCAGGCTGACTATACACGCAAGACTACCGAGGTAGCTGAGTCGCGGAAAAAGCTAGATGCTGACCGAGAAGTATTGGATCAGCAGTTAGCAGAACTCCAAAGCAAGGTGGCTGAAGTTGATGCTATTATTGCGGCTGAGACTTTAAGCGATGAAGATATTAAGGAGATGCGTGAGTACGAACCGGAAAGGTATATAGAGTATCAAGAGCGGCTTGAGTCTCGCAAAAAAGCTATTGAGTCGGCTAAAGAGTTAAAGCCTTCCAGTGCTTACAGTGTCGAGACGGAAAGAGCTAAATTAGTAGAAGCTAATCCTCAGTGGCTAGAGGATGGAAAACAAACGCAGGCTTTTATTGATGATATGTCTCTTGTTAGCTCTTATGCTAAATCAGTAGGATATAGTGATGATGAAATTGGAGGAATCCAACAAGCTCATCATTTGCTGACCTTACTGGACGCAGCTAAGTATCGAGAGGGAAGTAAGAAAAATGCAGCTCTTGAGAAAAGGGTGAGAAAAGCTCCGGTGGTTACTAAGCCACGAGCAGCAACTAAAGCCAATATTCAAACTAAGATTGAGGCCGCACAAGCCCAATTAAAGAAGACAGGCAAATATGAAGATGCTGTAAAATTACGACAACTTAAACGACAACTTTAAAAGGTAAACTATTATGGCTACTCCAGCTGATACAACTTCAACATACGATGCAATTGGTAATCGTGAAGACTTAAGCGATGTTATTTATGACATTTCACCAACAGAAACGCCATTTTTGAGTGGCATTGCTCGCGTAACAGCGACAGCCACTAACCATGAATGGCAAACCGACAGTATTGGCACTGCTAGCGCTTCAAATGCTGTTATTGAGGGTAATGACGCAACCACAACGGCAGCCACTCCTTCTGTTCGATTGGGCAACTACACTCAAATTAGTGACAAGGTGCCTCGTGTAACTCGCACCCAACGACAGGTGCAGTCTGCCGGTCGTGGCGATGAGCTAGACTACCAGATCATGAAGATGAGCAAGCTTCTAAAGAACGACATGGAATCCGCTATTTTGGCTAATAAGGCTAAAGTTGTTGGTTCTGAGTCTGTAGCGCGTGAGCTTGCAGGTATTGAATCATGGCTTGCGACTAACACAGATTTAGGTGCTACCGGTACGGCTCCAACTGGCGATGGTACTGATGCTCGTGGTGCTGGTACGGCGCGTGCCTTGGCTGAATCGCAATTAAAGTCTGTGTTACAGAGCTGTTATGATGAAGGCGGCAACCCTGACACTATTATGGTTGGCTCTTTCAATAAGCAAGCAATGTCTGCATTCGTTGGTGGCGGCACTTCTGGCCCAGCGCAGCGTACCGTAGATGGGAATTCTAAATCTGTCACGGCAGCTATCGACATTTATGTGTCTGACTTTGGTAGCCTGAAGGTTATCCCTAGTCGTCATCAGGTTCAATCATCCATGCTGATTCTTGAAATGGATAAGTGGGCCATGGCTACGCTTGCTGACTTCCAAGAGAACCCGCTGGCTAAGACAGGCGACAGTGATCGAGTTCAGATTTTATCTGAGTACACGCTAGAGTCACGAAACGAAGCTGCTAGCGGTATTGTTGCTGACCTTTCAACTTCTTAACCTATAAGGGGCGAAAGCCCCTTTTTACTTTGAGGTATTAAAATGAATAACGATAACTGTTTAGTTTTAAAAAATTTCGCTTTTGGCGATACTCAATACAAGAAAGGCCGCAATTATAATATTCAGGGTGAGGCTAAAGAGTTTGCAGAGATAAATAACTGCGCTAAGTTTTTCCCGTCAAAAGAAAAGCCAAAACAAGTTAAAAAAACAAAGAAATAGGACGGTATTGTGACTAAGATCGTGGATTATGATAGCTATACGGGGATAACAGAAACTTTCTATAAAGACCCTATGTCCAGTGAGATTAAGGTCAACAAAACTGCTGACTTATCGCATAATTTCAATGCTAATGCGATTGATAGAAATAATTCTGGTTCTGGGTGGAAGGAAACATTCCATAAGGTTGCTTCAATACATCCGCTTGTGATTGAAATGTGGCATAATGAGCTAAAAGCGGAGGGTAGAAGTAACTGCAACCCTTTGGCATCTGAGAATAAAATGTGGCTAATAGCGAAACTAAATAGCAGGGATTATCAGAAGCTAAGAACTAAAGAGGGTAGACTGTGAGTCTTGATACGTTCGACAATCTTAAGAGAGAGATTATTAATTGGTCTCATCGGTCAGATATTGATTTGAAGGTGGAGACTTTTATTCAGATGGCAGAGCAAGATATGTTTGCCAACTCCGACGAGGTTCTCCGTGTAAGAGGCCAAGAGACCAGAAGCACTGCTACTCTCGACGGAAAGTATTTAGCCTTGCCTGATGACTTTCAGTCGATGCGAGAGTTGAGCCTTTTTGCGAACGGGGGTGATTTCAACCTTGAAATGAAAGCGCCAACACAGATAAAGACAAAGCCTACCACTGGTCTTCCTAATTCTTTTACCGTTACATCACAAATAGAATTTGATCGGGTTCCGGACTCGGCCTACACCGCAACAATTCAATACTACGCAATCCCTACGCCTTTAAGCACTGCAAATCAAACAAACATCATACTAACCAAATTCCCTAACATTTACCTTTTTGGCGCTTTAGCAGCTGCATTTATGTGGGCTGGCGATCAGGAGCAGTTCAACTCTGCATACAGATCATTCATAAGCGCAATAAAAGGAGCAAACAAGAAAGATAAGCAGGGGCGCTACGGCTCATCCCCCTCTATGTCTTTAGTCGGTCAAGGTATAGCGTAATGACTTTTCAGCGTGACATACCAATAAATGTAGCTGGGCCAAGCTATCAAAGCAGATCAAGACCGCTATCATCGCAGCAAACCCAAAACTTTTATCAGCAGGTTGTTGAGGAGGGTGTAGATGAGTTTGTGCTGCATAGTTGGTTTGGGCTTAAGTCTATATCCGCACTATCTGGCAAAGATCGTGGCGCTACTAAAATGGCAGGCATAGGCTATACGGTTAAAGGGTCGTCTTTATATTCTTTTGATGCGAATGGCTCAACCACTTTGATTGGAAGCATATCTGGTACTGAGCGCTGCATTTTTGCAAATGATGGTTTTAATCTGATTATTGTCGTGCCTGCAAGAATCGTTTATATGTATGACGGGTCAACGCTTAGCGCTGTTACAGATAGCAATATAGTAGGCTCCATAGCTGTGACTTATCTTAATAGTCAGATGATATACACAAAGCCGGATTTATTTGTCATAGCCGATGCCGGAATCCCTAATGTTGCTAGCGGTTTAAATGCTGCCAATGCTGATAGTAAGCCAGATAAACTGGTTCACGCTTACGCATTTCAACAAAATATATTTATGATCGGCGCAGGATCGGTGGAGCCTTGGTGGAATACTGGGGAAGGCAATCCTCCAGCTGCGAGATTAGACGGTCAAATAATAGAGGTGGGATGTGCTGCAACTTACTCTATTGCAAATACGGATGACGCTCTTTATTGGCTGGGTGATGATGGATCTGTTTATAGGTTGTCAGGCGGCGCAAAAGAAAAGGTTTCGTCCGCTGCTATATCTCATGCTATTGATGGATACTCGGACGTAAGTGACGCCATTGGGTACACCCTGACAAAAGAAGGCCAAAACTTTTATGTTTTAACATTTCCTAGTGAGGATAAAACATGGGCGCTTAGTGAAGAGCTAGGCAATAAAGGTTGGTTTGAGCTTTCGTCGGGCACAAATAGCGGAATGTATCAAGCAACTAGTCATGTAAGCGTTTACGGCAAGAATTGGGCTGTAGATGATGTTGGCCTGTATCAGCTAGATATAAATACATATACGAATGGTGGCGAAACAATACAGAGAAGGCGCACAATGGGCGTTATATCTGGGCAAGTATTTAACAAGCGTGGTGCATCGGTTCAGCTATCAAAAATAAAGCTGCTTATGGAGACAGGTGTAGGCTTGATATCTGGCCAAGGCGAAGACCCACAAATAATACTAGAGCTGTCATTTGATGGCGGGAATTCATGGAAGGATTACGGCTTTGCTAGAGTTGGTCGAATGGGAGAGTGGAGTATTCAGGTTGAATTTGACATTCTTGATACTTTTTACGAAGCAATCCCGCGTATAACGACAAGCGATCCCGTTCCATTCTCTATATATTCGGGTACTGTTGACTTAAGGCTGGCTGGTAGATAATGGCTATTAATGTTAACCCACCACCACAAATCAAGGTTCCTAAGCAGTTTGCGGGGGACAGAGAAGTATCCGCATGGATAATAAACAATCAGAGAACGCTAACACAGTTGTGGTTAAGGTCTGGCGGCGCAACAGATAGCAACGAGTCCCTACAGGCTCAAATAGATGAGCTTTTTGTCCTTATTGGCGGCCTCGGTGATTTAGTCGAGACAACAACATCAACAAACTATACGACCGTATCTAATAATTTAGTACGCGTTACTGGCTCTTGCTCTATCACGTTAAATTTATCGCCAGAAGTTGGCGAGGTGTCTTTAATACAGCCGCAGGGGAATTATTTAGTTACAGTAATAGGACATATAAACGGGGGTTCAAGCGTAACAATGAGTAATGCTTTTGATCTAATGGAAGTGAAATATACTGCTGGCGGATGGGTTATTGTATGAGTTATTTTGGGGTTTCACCAATAGCGTCAACAGATAATGCAACTGCTGCAGCTTTAGGGGTTGGCGGGACATACACTGGCTCATGGGAGGCTGCGCCTCGGTCAATGGTATTGGTGCAGAGTTTTGCGGATACATCCGGCACGCTTTTCTTTGATTTTTCGATTAATGGGGTAAATGCAGACTCTACATTTCCGGTTTCTGGTTTTGCGACTGTAGCAAATATCCCTACGGTTCAGCCTTCAGCCGTAAATGGGCGATATTTTAGGGTTCGATATGTCAATGGCTCTGTAGCACAAACTGAGTTCAGACTTGGCGCTTTTTGGGGCGATGCCTCAAACTTTTACGCACCCCTTAATCAGCCTTATTCTTTAAGTTCTGCCGCGATTATTACACGATCGCCGTGGACGTGGCTCGACGTTTCTAGGGGGTTAGCTTCTGGATTAGATTCAATTAAGAAGTTCGGGCGTAATTCTTCTGTAGGAACATCTTTTGAGTCTATATGCCTAGGTGGTATTTATCAGACTCCGCAAACAGCTACGACTTTACGAGTTAAGGCTGGAGGTAATGCAAACGATACAGCGGCAGGAAGTGGGGCAAGATCAATTATTCTGGATGGGTTAGATGAGAATTTTGATCCAGTAAGCGAGGAAGTTGTGACGGCGGGAGCTTTAGCTTCAGCGTCTACCGCTGCAACATTTACACGATTATTTAGAGTTAAAGTGGGTGATTCGGGCACCTATGCAGGTGTAGCGGCTGGATCACATTCGGGCGATGTTGTTATTGAAAATACCGGTGGAACTGATGATTGGGCGACTATTGACTCAACCGACTTTTCTAAATCCCAGAGTGAAATAGGCGCTTATACGGTTCCCGCTAACAAGACAGGCTATGTAAAATTACGTGATTTAAGCATTGATTCTGGAAAAACAATCGACCTAGTATTTTTCTCTAGAGAAAATGCAGATCAAACGTCGCCTCCGTATTCTCCCATGCGTGCACAGTCTGTCGTGTCAGGTGTTAGTGGCGGCAGCATAGAAACTTTTGGATCTGTAGATGTGCCTTTTGGGCCCTATATAGGCCCTACTGATATTGGGTTTATGGGTAAAGTCTCGGCAGGCTCAGCATCCGTTTCTATAGAGTTTGAGATTTTTATAGTTGATGAGTGATTTGTCAGTTAGAGAAGTTGACTCGATTAGAGACGCTGAAAAGATTATATTTGATCCCGAAATATACGAAAGGATTAGAGTGGAAGGTTTTGAGCTGAAGAAATTACCGACTGAAAACTGCATTTATATTGGCGGCTATCTTAAAGGTGAAATAATAGCTCTAATGGTTTATTATGTTAGGGAAAAATACACAACTTGCCACCCTTATATTCTAAAGAGGTATAGGGGTAAATTTGGGGTTAGTTTTGTTCGAGAATCTTTTAAAATGAGACCTCGTGATATTTTATACACGAATATCTCGCAAGGCTTCCCGAAAGTGGTTAAATTTGCCGAATACTTTGGTTTTAAATATTTTGGACAAAGGATTGATGGTGATAGCATTTATTGCAGGGTTTGGGGTTAAGTTATGAGTTTCGTAAAAGACGTATTTAATAGTGTTACTGGGAAAAGTCAGGCCGATGCTGCAACTAGCAGCGCAAACATACAGGCGCAGGCAGGGCGGGAAGGTATCGCGGCGCAATTGCAGGGGAATCGTGAGGCTATAGCGGCAAGTAATGCGGCTGCAAATAAGGGCATTGGCTTTCTTGACCAGTTTGGCGGGATAACTCAAAGAGGCATTGATGAGTCATCTTTTCTTGCTAATCCGCAAGCCCAGTTTGAATTTCTGCAAAACAATCCGCTTTTTGATCTTGCGTTAGAAAATGCGAACAGAGAGACCGGTGCTAGAGCCGCTAGCCAAGGCAGGCTATCTTCTGGTGACACTCTAAAACAGCTATCTAACAATGTTCTTCTTGCCTCTCAACCTTTAATTGATCGTCAGCGAAGCGACATAAGCAACCTTCTTAATATTGGGCAGAATATAACAACAGCAAAAGCAAATACAGCTATTGGTGCAGGCTCTACAGCATCAAATATTCTTGCAAATCAGGGTGCTAACGTATCGAACACGCTTGGCAGTATTGGTGCAGCTCAGGCGGCAGGCGTTGTTGGCGCTCAGAACGCTAGAAACCAAGGAATAGGCAATATATTATCTATTGCTGGCGGTATATTCGGGTAGCATGGTAAATTTTGATAACGAAACATGAGATTATGACATGGCTCTTGATCCAAGAATAGCATTAATGGGGCGCGGCTTAGATGTAGGCGCTACCTTTGGCAATGTGTTAGATAATTTAGGTAAAGCGCAGCAGTTAAAGCGTGATAGGGCTTTATTGCCGCTAGAAGAGCAACTAAAGCAGGCTCAGATAGGGAATCAGCAGGAAGTGCTTACATCTAATGAGCTGGCAAACAATAAGGCTCGACGGGATCAATATTTCTCTAGCGTTGCACAGTCTGGCGCTGAAATACTTCCAAGTTTAGAGTCTAACGATATTGCCGGTGCGCTTGGCTCATTGCAGCGCAGACGTGCGGATTTAGTCGCGCAAGGCTTGCCAACAGAGACCACGGACGAGGCGATCGAGCTTGCGCAAACTAACCCAGAGCTATTAAAGCAGCGGGCTATGGAAGCGGTTCAGTTGGGTCGCCAAATGGGTGTCTTTGGTGGTCAGCAATCACTATCGGCAAGCCAGAAAGGGCAGGCGAGAACAGTGAGGAAAGGCGACAAGCTATTTAGCCAGCAAGAAGTTTTTAACCCTAATACCGGCAGCATAGAGGTTGTGGAAACCCCAATTGAGGGAGAGCTTGTTCAGCGCTCGACGGGACTTACTAGCGACGAAAGGATTGATCTAGCAGGGCGGAAGCAGCAGCTTGTAGGCGATATTAAAGTTGGTCAGGATGTTCGATCGGCTTACGGTGTAACCTCCGCCAAGGGTGATGCCCTTGCATCCACGCCTATCGGCTCGGTGGACTTGGAATCAAAGATAGTAAAGCTGGATGAAACAAAAGCCAAAAGTGAACGAGAGCGGTCTCAGATAATAGCAGCAAAAGAGTCGGCTTTAGCTGAGGCTAATGGCGCTATAAGCACTATAAACAACCTGATTACAGGGGATAGGTTTGAGTATGGGTTTGGCAAAGTCGTTGCAAACACTCCTGATACATTAAAATCTCAAGACTCTCTTGATGTTATAGCTGAGCTTGACCAAATAAGAGGCTTGGTTTCTCTTGAATCGAGGAACAAGCTAAAGGGGCAGGGCACAATTAGCGATAGCGAATCAAAAACGCTAGAGCAGTCGGCAACCGTTTTAAGCAATCCCTTAATAAGCTCAGGGCTTGCAAAAAAAGAGCTTAATAAAATAAAGAAAGTTTTTGAGCGGTCAGCAAGAAGAAACAAGCTTTCTGGCGAGACTAGAGAGCAGAGAATATCTAATGGCCAGCAAGCACCCGTTCAGCAGGGAAGCGATAATTCTGATCCACTGGGGCTACGATGAATATAGCAGAAATAAGGCAGAAATACCCTCAATACGAAGACTTGTCTGATGTTGACTTAGCTAAAGGCTTACACAGTAAGTTCTATTCAGATATGGATTTTAACGAGTTCTCTTCTAAGATAGGGCTTTCCTCTGCTGAGCCTGAAAGTATTGCCAGCCCACAATCTACTGAAGAGCCGCAAAATATAACGCAGTTTAGGCCGCGTGAAGAAATTATTCGTGACTTACGGATAGTGCAGCCTAGCGGGGACATGAGCAAGATACAGCCGCTCGCCGATGAGCTTAATAGGCTTAAAGAGTTTAAATCTAGTACCCGCGCCGCTACTGAATTGCCAGAAATAGGGTCTGAGTTAGGTATAAAAAATCTACTCCCTGATGCTGATTTTAAAACTCAGGCGCTAGTGTCTGCGGCTCTCGTTTCTGCTACTGATCCACAAGAGATTTCAAAGATACTTAAAAATGCCTCTCCTGATATTGGTATATCGCAAGATGAGGCTGGCAATTTAATCGCAGCTAACAATAGAACGGGGCAGCAAGCACTAATTAATCGCCCCGGTGTTAGCGGTTTAGATATTGGGCAGTTTATTGGTCGTGCAGCCGCCTTCTCTCCTAGCGGTGCTGCCGGAACATCCGCTAGAATGATTGGCGGCGGCATGGCTACAGAAGCGGCGCTTCAGGGGGTTGAGTCTGCTGCTGGCGGTGAATTTAACCCAGAAGCAATAGTTACGGAGGGAGCGGCCTCAGTTGTCGGTCTTGGCGTAGGCAGGGCGCTTAGGGGTACAACGCCGGATCAAATAAAAAAGGGCTTGGTTCGCGACAAATTGCTTGAGCGGATAGATTCTGGCGATGCCAGCAAAGAGCTTTTAGGTAAAAAAGCAGTTGGTGGCGAGGTTTTTGAATCACCTGTATTTGCTGCGGTCAACAAGGCTAAGCGACAAGGATTTGATGAAAGGGTTTTGCGTAGTATTGAGACGGCCAACCCAGAAACTAAAGATGTGCAAAGGAAGGTCCTCAAGATATTAAAAACGAGGTCTCAAAATGCCGACTATGCAGCAAAATTTAGATCAAGCGACCCTATGGGGGCTGGAGTATTTAAGCGATATAAGGAATTAAATAAATTAAGACAAGAAACAGGAAAGAGCATTAACGAAATAGTAAAGACAAGGCTATCAAAAGTAAATGTGGATGCAGCTGATGATATATCTTTGTTTTATGATGGGTTAAAGGACTTAGGGGTAAGATTTAGAGAAAAGAATGGCCGCATATCTC